GCTGATGGTTCTGAGATCACTGCTATAATTGCAGGTAGTTGCTATGAACACAACGAAGACTATCTAAATATACAGGGTAATCAACATTGGAGAGGCTTCTATGTATTACATGAAGTACAGAATGGTAGCTTTGATGAGATGGCAGTCTCATTAAATTACGTAAATACTAAATATAAGGTTGACAAAAGAAAGTGAGTGTGGTATAATAATGGTACAAGCTACAGAAAAGCAAGTAAGTGGTAATCATTACAAAGACTTTAACATACAACCTGTAGAGTTTATCAATGCTAACGGCATAGGTTACTTAGAAGGTAATGTAATAAAGTATGTGTGTAGATGGAGAAAGAAGAACGGACTAGAAGATCTAGATAAAGCAATACACTATCTAGAGTTATTAAAGGAATTATATAATGACACAGTTTGAGCAAGCCAAGTTTAATTCAAAGGCTAACAACAAAAAGTTTGAAGATAATTATGATAGAATCTTCAAAAAGAAAGCAGAAGAAACTAAAAAGGTGGAGAAGAAATAATGGCATTAACATTCAGTGAACTCATTGAAGAGCTTTATAACGTAGATGAGATTACTCTCATGGAGATGATACATATAACTTCTGAGGATTTAGTTAAAGCATTTTTAGATAGGGTCGAGGAGAACCAAGAGGAGCTCCGAGAATTAGTTCAAGATAGTAAAGAAGGGTTTGATTTTTATGACTACAACGATAGATAAAGAGTTACCTACCTTATACCAACAGGTAATACACTCATCAAGATACGCAAGATATATACCAGAAAAAAATAGAAGAGAAACATGGGGTGAGACAGTCGACAGACTAGTATCTTATCTTAAAACAAAGACACCACAATTAGAAAAAGACATAGAAGAATTGCGTACAGCAGTACTCAATCTAGAAGTTATGCCATCAATGAGGCTGTTAATGACAGCAGGTGAGGCATGTGAAAGAGATAACATAGCAGCTTATAACTGTAGTTATCTAGCAGTAAACAATAAAAGAGCTTTCTCAGAAGCTCTATATATACTAATGAATGGTACAGGTGTAGGCTTTAGTTGTGAAAGACAAGAGACTAATAGACTACCTGCAGTACCTGACAAAGTAGAATTATGTGATGATGTCATAGTCGTAGAAGATAGCAAGTTAGGATGGGCGAAAGCCTTTAAGAAACTTATCTCACACTTGTATGAGGGTGATATACCTAACTTTGACTTTACTAAAGTAAGACCTGCAGGTGCTAGACTCAAGACCTTTGGGGGAAGAGCATCTGGACCAGAACCTTTGAAACAACTATTTGATTTTGTAATAGAAACTTTCAAGCAGGCTAAGGGTCGTAAGCTTTCATCTATCGAAGTTCATGACATCATGTGTATGATAGGACAGATCGTCGTGGTCGGTGGAGTACGTCGGTCTGCTCTTATCTCTTTATCTAACTTGACTGATCGCAGAATGCGTGAAGCTAAAATGGGAGCATGGTATAATGACAATCCACACAGAGGTCTTGCAAATAACTCCGTTGCCTACACAGAAACACCTGACAGTGAGACTTTCATGGAAGAATGGTTATCTCTGGTCAAGTCTAAATCAGGTGAGCGAGGAATGTTTAATAGAGTTGCTGCACAAGATCAAGCCGCTAAGTGGGGACGAAGAGATCCAAATCTTAGCTACGGAACGAACCCTTGTTCAGAAATTATCCTCCGTGATAAACAGTTCTGTAACCTTACAGAAGTTGTTGTCAGGGCAAACGATACAGAAGACTCATTAAAACGTAAGATTAGATTAGCTACCTTACTAGGTACTATACAATCTACAATGACAGAGTTTAAGTTCTTATCACAAGAATGGAAACAGAATACAGAAGAAGAAAGACTACTAGGTGTATCATTAACAGGCATCATGGATGCTAAGATTACTAATGATCCTGATCCTAAGATGTTAGAAAGGTTAAGAGATGAAGCAAGGAAGACCAATGAGAAGTATGCTGAGATCCTTGAAGTACCAGTATCAGCATCTATTACTTGTGTTAAACCGAGTGGTACAGTCTCTCAGTTGGTGGACTCTGCTAGTGGCATTCATGCTCGTCATAACAGTCAGTATATACGAACTATTCGTATGGATAAAAAAGATCCTATTACTGATTTTCTTATAGCAGCAGGTGTAAGTCATGAAGATTGTCAGATGAATCCAAGATCTACATCTATCTTTAGCTTCCCGATCAGGGCCCCTAAAGGAGCACTGACTCGGGATAGCAAGACAGCGATGGAACAGTTAGAGTTATGGTTAACCTATCAAAGACATTGGTGTGAACACAAACCTTCCGTTACTATATCAGTTAAAGATAAAGAATGGGTAGAGGTAGGTGCATGGGTATGGAAACACTTTGATGAAATTAGTGGTGTATCATTCTTACCACATAGTGACCATACATATCCACAAGCTCCATATCAAGATGCTACAGTAGATGAAGTTAAAGTATTAGAAAAGGTTACTCCTACTAAGTTAGACTGGAGTGTATTCATAGAACAAGATGATAATACGACAGGTGCACAAGAACTTGCGTGTTCATCAGGAAGTTGTGAGATAATCTAATGGTAACTACATTACAATTAATATGTGGTATGCAAGTAGGTATAGAATTTACTGAAGCAGAAGTAGATGAGAAAGTAATAGGCTATTGCTTAATAGATTTATTACTAATAAGATTACAAATAGCTTGGTTTAAAGAATGAAAGTGTGTGTTGTAGGTAGCAGAAGCCTTACTTCTGCAGATAAGGTACTGCCGATTATTGATAAGTTTGTAACAGAGCTCCCTTCCTCTAACGTTACGTTCTTAATAGGTAGTGCTAAAGGTGTTGATCCTCTATCAAAACATTATGCCCACTCCCACGGGCATGATGTGGTAGAGTTCTTACCATACCATTTACTAGACAGCAGTGTAGAGTTTAACAGTAAGTACTTCTTTATACGTACTAAACAGATGTTAGACAATGCAGATGCAGTCCTAGCAATATGGGATACTAAAAGCAAAGGCACTCACTATGCTATAAAGTATACCCAAAAGCTAGAAAAACCTATTATGATTATAAAAGTACCAAGTGGTAGCTGAGTACGTACTTATAGTCTATTTAAAAAACTTACCTAAACAGTACGTTGGTAATTTTGTTGATTGTGCTCATGCGATACAGTATCAGATTGATCACTATCCTGAGCATGATTCAACTTGTCTTTATCAAGAATATATTTATCTTCCCAAAGACTTACAAAAGAAATACTACTACCCAGACTCCAAAGATTAATAGGATACATTAAAGATTTTTCTTAGATAGTTCATAAGCTTCGTCTAGTATCTTAGGATCTTTTAAATAATAGTCTCTCATTTTAGGACTATTTTCTACAGTAATAACAGCTTTAGCTAAAGACTTTAGATCCTTTTCAGTAACTATATCTTTATTTCCTATTATTTTTTTAACATTAGCAATATAAGCATTAGTATCATTCTCGCTGCTAGGAGCATACTTCTTAATTATTTCTTCTAAGTTGCCATCAAAGGTGTTAATTTTAGTACGCAAATCTTTCATCATAGCTCGAACACCTAGTTGAGGTGTATCAAATACAGCAAATCTTTCATTTTTACCATAACCTTTATCTTCAACCATACCATACCATTTATCACCACTCCGTTCTATGTTACCAGGGTTATTATAAATACCTTCAGGAGTGGCTACAGCTTTCCCATTATCAGTAGCAACATTCCTATTATCATATATAGTTTTACTTTGTATTGGTTCTTCACTTAAATCAACTCCTTGAGTTTTTACTCTATTAATATCTACATTTAAATACTCTTTAGCTTCATCTAATATATCTAATTGCTCAGGAGTATAAGCTTCTTTAATTTCTTCTTCACTAAACTGACCAAAGGTATAGCCTCTAAACATACCAGGTCGTCCTGATCTTTCTGCCCATTGTTCAAAAGGTCTATCTTCTCCGTAGTTTTTCTTTTCATATTCATACTTTACTTTTAACTGCTCATCAGTAAGAGTAGATGTATATCTATCATATATATCTTTTAATTTAGGATCTGAATAAATGCCTTCATGAGATGCATAGTCACCTAGTATATCTATAGGACGTGTGTCAGGATTACGTACTTCAATTCCCATACGATCTATACCAATACCTTTAGGACGTTTAACACTACCATCAGGAGGACCTTCATCACCAGGTTCCCAAAACTCTAAGTACCCTGCTTTTTTATCATCAGTAAGATTTTCTACATAGTCAAAGTCTTTATCTTTTAAATAAGGATAAAGTTCTTTTGCTTTTTCTAAACGAGAATAAGTAGGAGTTTCTACGGATTCAGTAGGAGTAGGTCGTTGAAGTAAAGACTGAGCCTGTGCAAGAGGGTCAGGTCTAGTTTCTGTAGGCATTACATAGTCATCTCGCTGTGTAAGACGATCAGAAAAGCTTGTCATAGTAATATTAATTGGCATTAAAGATCTCCAAGTCTTTAAATTCTTTATCAATAATCTCTTTAGCTATGTCTTTAGGATGCTTACCTTCCATACGAGCACGTACTTTAATATAACTATTCATACGATTAAGTTCTTTGTTAGTCATAGAATCATCAGAAGTTATAAGACCAGTAACAGGATCTATGTTAGCATTGACTTCTTTACCTACAGTAACCTTATTTAAATTTAAAGCTATGTATTGTCTATATTGACTAACAGATTCTGTTAAAGCTTCTTTAAGTTCTTGATTGTTATAAGCTCTATTGAAAGCATCAGGGTTAAGGTTACCTATACTCTTTATAAGAATGTCATTATCTTTTAGTTTTTTAGCAGCCTTACCATTAGGATCTCTATCATTGTTTACTTGTAAGTAACTAGTTAAGAAGTTAAAGTCACCCTCTTGAGGGTTATCTTGTAGTTGTTTTACTTGCGAAGATACCATATCTACGAATGCAGGATCATTAATCTCATCTAGTTCAGCAGGTTTAAACCTTTGATTAGGTCCAATACCTTGTAACATATCTTGTACAAGCCCTAGTAAAGTATTCTCAGTCTCAGCATCAAGAGCCTTAACACCTCTTAACGCATTGATAGTTTGTACTCTAGCTTGAATAGCTTGTTCTGCTTCTAGTGTAGTACCAAACTTTTCATAGGTACCTATTTGAATTTCATTCTTATAGATCTGTTCTTTGTTAGCAGTATAATCTTTAATACCTTTAAGACTAAAGTCATCAGCTATTTGTTTTTCTAAACTAGTAAACATAGCATCCATGTGTTTAACAAAGGTTTTAATCTGTTCTTTATCTTGAGGTAGTTTACCAATTAACTCTGTATAAGCACCTCTATAGTTTTCAATAACAGCTCGACCTGCATCTACTCGTTCTTGATATGTCTTAAGTTCAGGATTATTGAGAATAGCTTTTACTTCTGTAGTTACATTATTAAATGTAGCCTGTCT